AGAGATGTAGCCAAAATTGGTAGTCATTGTGTTCAAAAATTTATTAGGAAAACAAAAAAGCAATTTGTAGCCGTTTCATGTCATTATGATATTGTTGATTGGTTGCAACCTGATTGGATATTTGATGTAAATACAAACAAATTAACTAGGGGGTCAGCCAAGCGACCAGAAATTGACTTCAAAATATATCCAACAAGCGTTGACTCATGGGGAATGTTTAGAAACTATCATTATTTAAATACTAATATACACAGAGCATCAAAATGTTTTATTGGATATATATGGAATAAACCTGTTGCATTTGGGGCAGTTTTACAATTTCCACACCCACATATAAAAAAAGCTAAAAGAGAACATAGAATAGTAACTTTGCCAGATTATCAAGGCATTGGATTAGGTAATAGGATAAGTGAATTTTGTGGTAAATATTTTACTAAATTGGGTTATAGATATTATTCAGTAACATCACAACCATCAATGATATATTCAAGAAATAGGAGTAAAAATTGGGTAATAAAAAGAAAATTATCTCATATTAAAGGCGACAATTCTAATTTAACAAAACATTTCAAAAAATCAGCAAGTAACCGAAGATTGACAGCTACCTTTTTATATATTAATTAACACAAAAAGGACATAATGGCACGACCACTTAAAAAAGTAGATAGCGAAGCAATAAAGAAATTAGCACAATTACATTGCACTTATGAAGAAATTGCAGAATTTTGTGAGGTTTCAACAAAGACATTACAAAGGAATTATGTCCACCTAATAAAAAAGGGGCGTGAGATGGGCAGAATTAGTTTAAGACGTGCTCAGTTTGAGAAAGCATTAGGTGGTAATGTAGCTATGCAAATATGGTTAGGAAAGCAACATTTAGACCAAAAGGATAAAATTGAACAAACTAATTTTAATGAACCATTACCATTAATAATTGATGCAAAAGCAGAAGAAATAAAAGATGGCAAAAAGAAAAGGTAATCTTTATGGTAGGGTTGAGCATGAGCCTGTATTCCATAAAACAAATATTGGTCGTAATCCTAGCAAAGCAAAAATGAATAAACATAAAAGGCGTTCATTTAAGAAATATAGAGGTCAAGGTAAATGAATAAAAGGTCTATGTTTTATCCAAATGGAGAATTTATACCATATCAAATGCCACAGGATTATAGACAATCAACAGGCAGAGGTTCATGTGGAAATTGCGGTATGTTTTCACAAAAAAATATGTTTTGTGGTATTTATAGGACAAGGGGTGTCAGAGATACCTATGTATGCAATAAATGGCGACAAAGACATTTTAAAAGGTAATGGAATTAATAATCCAAGATGATGGTGTGTTTAAATTGGTTGAAGTTACTAAATCAATGTTGGAACATATAAGTATTTTAGCAGAGGTAGATTGTTTTAGTTTGTGCGATATTATTAGATTAAAATTTACCGAGTATCTTGATGCACCTCATAATTTACATATGATGAAAGATGGCAGTGGCTATTTTTATGGGTGTATTTGTAGATAATATATGGTAATTACAATGCATGGCAAAATACAGAGGCAGAACAGTTAAATTAAATAAACCTTTCAGAACACCAGGGCAAAGGAAGAAATTTGCTGTTTATGTAAAAAATAGATTAACAGGCAATATTAAAAAAGTTCGTTTTGGCGACCCAAATATGTCAATTAAAAAAAATAATCCAGCACGGCAAAGGTCATTTTTAGCTAGGCATGGTGCTATATTAAAAAAAGTATCAGGACAAAAAAGTTTGAAACCTGTTTTTTGGGCGTTAAAATCTTGGCGTAAGGGGTTTAAAATATGAAATTAAATGAAAATACATCAGTTGCTATGCCAATAAAAAATATGGTTGGTATTATCATTGGTGTTGCTATGGGTATATTTGCTTATACTGAAATTACAGCAAGGCTTACATCTTTAGAAACATCAAGAGAATTAATGAATGCAGATTTATTAAAAGCATCAGAACAAACAACAGTTGATAAAGAACAATTTTTATTATTAGAAGATTTATATGAAACTGTAGAAAAGCATCAAGAATTATTAGATAAAAATATACATAATCAAGTTATGTTAGAACATGTAGAAAAACAATTAGAAAAAGCATTAACAGATATTGAAAAACTAAAAGATAAAGTTAGAAAGAATGGTACACACTAATGATTGAAACAGTAGTTGCATTATTAATGATAGTAAATAATGAAATCAAAGAACATAGAATACAATCTTCTATGAGTGAATGTTTAAAAGGTAAAAGAGTTGCATCTAGAAAATTAGATGACAATGTTGAATATCAATGTATTAAATCTAAAGCAGAATTAGAAGATAATATTGATGGAAGTAAATCAATTAAAAAACTTATATTAGAATGAACAAAGTAGATGTTATAAAAGTATTAGCTGAAGATAAAACATTCGAAAATGAAACAAAATATAAAGGCGATAATGATTTAGAAATTAAAATTAAAATATTGCAAAAGGAAATAGATACATTGAAAGCTATAATAAATTTAAAAGAAATAGAATTAACTTCAAAAGATGATAAAATAAAAGCATTACAAAAGGAAGCAAAGGATATGTTGTTATATCCGTAATTATGAGTATTAAAAATGATAGATTGGATAGTAGAAAAGATAGGCAAAGTTGCAAGGTCAATTTTTCATTGGTCTTGGAGAGTCCAAGTGCATCGAAAATATTACAAAAAAAGGAAATAGATGAAATGGATTTTACTATACCAAGTATGCTCATTAGTTAATAATTTTTGTTATCCACCATTAACAGATAGAGAATTATTAAGTTATTCAGAATGTGTAGCCAAAGGTGCAGAAAAAACTATTGCATTAGTACAAAAAGCACCTAAAGAATTTGACGAACAAAAATATATAGTTAAATATTGGTGCTTAAGTGAAAATAACATTAACAAAACCCCAACATAAAGTTTCAAAAAGTAATAAAAGATTTAGGGTATTAGTATCAGGCAGAAGATTTGGTAAAACCTATTTATGTATTACTGAAATGATGAAATATGCAACCCAAGTTCGAAAGAATATATGGTATGTTGCACCAACATTTAAAATGGCTAGAGAAATTGTATGGTCTAAATTAAAACAAATGTTAGCAAATTTTAATTGGATTGAATCTATAAATGAAACAAATTTATCAATAAGGATTAAAAGGACAGGAAGTATTATATCCTTAAAAGGTTGTGAAAACTATGATGCTTTGCGTGGAGTAGGTATTGATTTTTTAATATTAGATGAATTTGCTGATATTGATGAAAAGGCTTGGACAGAGGTATTAAGGGCATCTATTGCAGATACAATGGGGGACGTTTTAATGTGTGGTTCTCCAAAGGGTTTTGGTAATTGGTCATACCGTATGTATGAAAAAGGCAAAAGAGATAAGGAATGGGATAGTTTTCAATTTACAACATTAGAAGGTGGAATGGTACCATCAGAAGAAATTGAACAAGCTAAACAAGATATTGATATAAGAACATTTAGACAAGAATTTGAGGGTAGCTTTGAAAATTATGCTGGTGCTGTTTATTATAATTTCCATGCTGTTGATAATGTTAAACCAAAAAATATAGATTGGTCTAAACCTTTACATATAGGATTGGATTTTAACGTTGACCCAATGAGTGCTTGTGTGGCTCAATTAGAAAAAGATATAATTCATTTTGTTGATGAAATAGTTATTTATTCAAGTAATACAGATGAAATGGTTGAGGAAATACGAAACAGATATGGAACAAAACAAAAAATATTTGTTTATCCTGACCCAGCTTGTAGGCAAAGGAAAACCTCTGCTGGTGGTAAAACTGATTTAACAATATTACAAAATGCTGGTTTTAATGTGAAATGTAAATTAAAACATAGTCCAATAAGAGATAGAATCAATGCAGTAAATTCAAGATTAAAGTCAGCAGATGGAAAGCGTTATATTTTTATCTCGCCATCTTGCAAAATTATGATAAAAGGTTTACAAAGACAAATATACAAGGAAAATACAAATATTCCTGACAAGGAAGAAGGCTACGACCATATGAATGACAGCATTGGATATTTAATTGAAATTGTAAAACCACTAATAGCACAAAATATACCATATAAACCAATAAGATGGACACATAGATAAAATGTACGCAAGAGATGAAGCATTAGATACGCATAAAGATTATAAAGAATCTGTTAGCTTATGGGAATATTATATTCGGTCGTACAACGGTGGTTACGATTATATGGTTGGTCAATATTTAAATAGATATAATTTAGAATTGGATAATGAATTTAATCAAAGATTGGCTAATACACCTTGCGATAACCATTGTAAAAATATAATACAAATATATTCATCTTTTTTATTCAGAGTAAAACCATCAAGAAATTTTGGTTCAATGGCAGAAGAGCCTAGTTTAGAATCATTCTTAAAAGATGCTGACCTTGATGGAAACAGTTTTAATGCAGTAATAAAACAAGCACAAAATTAAGCATCTAT